TATGTGGAAAACTAGACCATGGCAAAGCTATGATAGCCTAACTGTATACACATGGTTGTTAAAACGATTTCCAAACATTAAATTTTCTCGCCATACAAATTTTATTGCGCCCGATATAGAATACGGAAACATGGGTCCTAACTTAACCGACGAGTACGGGAAAAAAGTTAGTGGCGATAACATACAGCAACGGTCGTTTGCCGAGTATGTATGCTTTAATGAAAATGTAGATGCGTACTATAATGCAGTTACTCGAAATCCGAGACTAGCATTGTTCAATGGTATGCGCGAACGAGATATCGAACCGAATGAAGATAACAAACACCTAGAAAGAATGACTCATATGAATGTAGAAGTTTTACATCCATTTAGATTTATAGATAAATCCGAAGTCGTTAAAAAATATAGAGAATTAGATCTAATGGATTTATTTGAAATAACTCGCAGTTGTGAAGGTGAATTTGAAGGAATAGATTATACAACTTATAAACACGGACAAAGTGTACCAACATGTGGAACTTGCTTCTGGTGCAAAGAACGGGAGTGGGCCATTGAGCAATCAAAGTAAGACATTTTGTATGCACCCTTTTACAGGGTTAGCGACTCGTGAAGACGGCGCAATCAAAGCCTGCTGTCGAAGCCACCCTATTGGATTTATACAAGATAATACCTTGGAGGAAATTTGGAATGGTAAAACTATACGCCGCATACGAAACCAAGTATTGAATAACGAACGCCCACCAGAATGTGCACCATGCTTTAATTTAGAAGATCAGGGTGTTGAAAGTCTGCGCCAAAGACACATCAAAGGTGAGATACCTGAAGCACGAATTAATTTGTATCCTAATACACCTTTACAAGAAATAATGCCGTTTGAATTTCCAACTATGGAAATTAAAATGAACAACTTGTGTAATCTTAAGTGTCGTATGTGTAACCCAATGGATAGTACAGCATGGAATGATTGGAGTGAGGTTGAAGGGCATTACAAGAAAGAAGACAACTATCTAGTACAAAAGATTGTTGATTTAAATTTACAAAACAAACCATTCCTTGACAGCTTTGTGGATACAGACAATTGGTGGACTAGTTTTGAAAAGTTACTGCCTTACTTCCGTCGTGTGGAATTTGCAGGTGGTGAGCCGTTAATGGATCCTACGCACTATAAGATATTAGATATGCTAGCACCTTATGGTGATAACATTGAAATTAAATATGCAACTAACTTAACCATGCTAGGTAAAAGCAATCGTACCGTATGGCAGTACTGGCCTAAGTTTAAATCAGTAGCAGTCAATGTAAGTATAGACGGTATCGGCCTTAGCTATGAATATATTCGGGGTAATGCTCATTGGGCAGAGTTAATAAACAATATTAGACAAATACAGACTATTCCAAATATTAGTAGAATTGTAGGTGCTGTTGCAGTACAGGTTAGTAATGTTCTTATATTAGATAAGATGATAGAATACTTTTTAGACAAACTAGGAATAGTATTTTATACTAACATGGTACAGTACCCTAACGTGTTGTCCGCTCAAGTTTTACCTATGCCCTTAAAGGCTCTAGCAATTATGCGTCTTGAAGATGTTAAGAAACGTGTACCCAACTTCAAGTATGTTAAGGAAAACCCAGTTCTGTTAAACATTACCTTAGAACAGATTAACGGAGTTATTAATTATATTAATGCTGTTGATCAAAACGACAAATGGGAAGACTGTGTAGAATTTAATCGTGCATTAGATAAGACCCGCAATCAAAATTTTACAGATGTAACTCCAGAGTTTAAAGACTATGCTTAAAGTAACTAGTCGATGGCCGCATCAGAATAGCATTAAGATAGAATGGAATCTAGGCAAACGCTGTAACTATGACTGTAGTTACTGCCCTAGCGAAATACATGACAACACGAGTCCTCATACTGATATAGAGATACTTAAACGTGCTGTAGACAAACTTGTAACACTGGGCAAACCTATACGTCTTAGTTTTACAGGCGGTGAACCTACAGTACATCCTAAGTTTAGAGAGCTAGTAACTTATTGTAAATTTAAAGACATACAGTGGATTAGTGTTACAACCAATGGCACATTGCCCTATGAATTTTATGCTAGCCTGCCTGTAGATCAATATGTGTTTAGCTTGCATTTAGAATATGACTGGATGCGTGTATATAACACTATGAGTAAAATCGCCGACACGACTAAGATTAAAATTATAGCACAGATCATGTGCCATCATGATCATATGAACTCAGCTGTCACGGTATTTGCTAGATGCCTTACAGATCATATTCCTGCAACACTAAGACGTATACGTTGGACAGAAGGTGATCATGATTTGTTTGACGACATGCGATATCATCCAGATCATCTTAATTGGATCAAACAACAAGAAGCTACGGTGCAACCTAACACTATTATATTTTACAAAGATCAAGCCATGGAGCAAAGGCATGCCAATGACATAATCAAATTACATCTAAACAAATATAAAGGTTGGACTTGCAACGCAGGTATAGAAAGTCTCATGATAAATTGGGACGGTGATGTACATCGCGCCACTTGTAGAGTCGGTGGTAGTCTAGGCAACATATACGAAGACACATTTGTTGCTCCTAGTGAACCCGTAACTTGTGACCGTAATTTCTGTACCTGCGCGGCAGACATTCCACTAACTAAGCTAAAGACTTTGTCACATGAGTCTCAGGCTGACACGAGCATTGTGCCTTTGGACAAATGATAGCTTCGAAGTTTACATTTAAATTAAACTTATCTATAAATGTTTCTGAAAAAATATTAAAAGTTTTTCCGGAAAACACAGGTTGTTGACAACCCCCGGTTATTAATCCATCGTAATTAATAAACAGTGTTTCCAGCGCCACGTTACATTTCCACCCTTGGAATATGTTCCATTCATTTACTATAAGATCATGTGGTCGTGCCGTTACCGCATTACCGTCATCAAATAATAAAATACTTTCAAAAGGTCTTAGTTCATGTAGTCTTGGTAGTAACCAACTTGAATCTGGCATTCTCTTAAGACCATTTTTAAGATATGTCAATTGTTCTTGAGTATATGCATCCATGCCGTGACCTGGAGCATCTACGACTGCTTTTACTTCGATGAACCAAGATTCTTTACTATTCTGCATACGATTAACATAGTCCACACACTTGTCCCAATGCGGAGCATCCATTAGCATCAACCCGTTAACTTTGATGCCTCGACTAAACAATAAGTCTGCCACATCGATATAATGATCAATGTCGACAAATTCATGATGGCAACTTAAAGTAACTGCATCGAAGTATGCACTGTTTTCATCCCACCAGCGAAGTGTTCGAGATCCGTTACTACAGATAGTAATAAAAACATTATGGGTTTCTCTAATTTCTTTACAGAACTGTTCTATGTGCGGCCACATAGTAGGTTCACCACCACCGATAATAATTAAATTGAACTTAGTTTTGTTTAGCTTCTCAGTATATTTGTCAAATAGTGTTCTAAAATTTTTAATCACTGTATCAATATTCTTAGGATATCTATATTTGTTAATATTGCCGCTACCTGGAAAACAATAACTACAGGAAAAATTACAGATATCTGTAGGGAAAAATCTTATCTGTAGTGTGTCTTGATCTTGTGTAGAAATAACTTTAATTGGATGTATTTTATTTTTCATAAGTTAGAATAGGTTTTGAAGTTCAGGAAACGTTTTCCGAAAGTCTGCACTTCGTTGAGTATCTGTAGTTGTTAAATAATCTTCAAGCATAGGAAGTTTATTAGACCAGTCCTCTGCCATCATGTATTGGACTAGACCGCGCCAGCGTTTCAATCCATATGGATTAGATATAAATTCTGCATCTGTTAATCTACGTGAACAAAAATATTCAACTTGTTTTGCTACTCGATCTTTAAAATGTTGTGGCAGAACTCTAACATTTAGATAGCTTGGCAAGTATACTAGATGTGTTCCGACTAGGCCTGCGCCATATGGGGGCAAGTTAATCTTTTTAAAGTTTTTACTTTCCTTCCAGTGTACAAGTTCTGATATCGTCATCACATTTAGTAACTGTACAGCACAGGCAATGTTTACGGTAATGTTATTTGGTGTATCATCTAGTCGTTCTAAGTTAGCGACAACATCAACCCATTTGCTAGGATATCTAATATATTCATTACGTTCTCCTACAGCATCAATGCTAAAATTAAACTTGACTTCTTTAAAGTGCGTCCACAGCTCAAATAATTTTTCTGGAAGTTCTAGCCCGTTAGAATTATAACGTAGGACACATTCTGTAGCCGCACCAGTTTCTATCATGAACTCTAGTATCTTATAGTGTTCAGGTATTAGTAACGGCTCGCCACCTGCAAAGTAAAGCTCACGAATATTGTATGCGTTCGAACGCATGTCATCTAAGAAGGTTCCTTTTTGATACCAAGTGTAATCGAAGTCTATGTCCCATTCTTGATCTTTTTTAAGTTCAATAGTTTTGTATTTGGGATATTGCAGTTTCCATTCTTTAATCCAACTACTGCTGTCATGCGGACTACACATAATACATTTAAGTTGGCACATGTTGCCTAACCGTAGATCAAAATACGGAATGCTGACTGGAAGACTCCCGTCCTTTGAAGTCTCAGCAACAATGCTGTCGATATCTAATCGTTGTTGCCATACACTAGTTTCCCATTGTCGCTTGCTGGTGATACCGGATGATTCCTCTTTAAAACATTTAGTACAACTACTAGGAATTTTATTATCAAGCATCTGCAATCTAGTATCACGCATGAATTGACTATTCCAAACTTGTTCAATCGTATGTTCGCGCAAGTTCATGTTCATGCCGTCTTGCTTAACTAGCCCAGCATCCTTAATATCTTTGATACCAGCACCGCTGGCATTGGCCGTGCAACAGACTCTAACATCACCATTAGGTCTAGTTGCAAGATGTATCCACGGTAATGGACAGAATGTATTAGTCATCAAATTCGGTGTATTCGAAAAACTGATCGGTATTCTTACTAATTTTAGCTTCGGGGTGTCGACCACATGTTCTAGCACAGACAATTGATTTGTCATTGTGCCACATGTCTTCCCAGATAGATTGATACTCGTCTGAGTTTATAATGTTTTCTAACGAACGTTTAAGAACATTAACTTCTCCAAGTTGCATCATCATCTTTTCATGTTGCTCTAACATTTTTTCTCTCACATCCATCACAGCATCTTTTGAAATGTGCGAATATGGAATATTAGCAAGCCAACAACAAGCATAGAAATCTTTGTGTGCATCTATATATATTTCTTTATCTTTAAGAACCTTACATTCTATTTCAGCATCAGCTAGTATCTTACGCCAATTTTCAATAACTGTTTTATCGATAAATTTCATAGGAGTAAAACTAGCAGGTTCAATATAGTGTGTTACTACGCCGTTTTTATCAACTGCCGGGCTTCTAGGTTCTATCAAAAAACGCGAGCTGTTCTTAGTTGTAAAATATTTGAAACCTAGTTCATTGGCTCTGCGACGTGCTTCGTCTACCTGATGTTCATTGTGTAGGAATTGTATAAATGCCCATTCGGCAATACCACCGGCAGACATAAATGCCTGTGCGTTGCGAATAACAGTTTCATATTTTGTACCTATACGGTACAAGTGATGTGTATCTTCGAGGCCATCGATAGCAAAGACCACACGATGATTAGCAGGCAATGCTCGAGCTAACTCTTGCCACCATTCAGCTTTTCTTGCTCCACCGTTAGTATGTACATGAACATACAAATTAGGATTAGTTTCTTTAGCGTAACGACACATGTCAATTAGATCGTTATTCATCATAGGATCACCAAATGTTCCGCATAAGTAAAATGTTTCAATTTGGTGTAGGACTTGTGGACTCATGATTGTTTTGAATTCGTCAAGAGTCCAGTCATTAATTTTGATCAGAGGATTATCTAGGCCGCCGTTGACATTTCTACTACACATAGGACAACTAGCTTGACAATTATTAGAAATTTCTAAATGTACTGTTTTTAGTTCATTAAATTTAAACATGTCCAATCACCATCCATCTATCATACAGTTGTGTTTTCAATGTACCCGACCATAACTCTGTTATATGGCACTGTTTTTTAAATTCTTCTAAACTACCAGCAGTTCTAATATGCTCGGGTATTTTATAGTTGTTACTTTGTAAAACAACGATACAACCTTTAGGCAATCTCGACAGCCATAACTCGTATTGTTCTTGTGTAATATGTTCACAGCTAGTATTGATAATTACATCCCCCGATACTGGAACTGAACACATGTCTCCCGTAATGGATTTAAAACGTCCATCCTGTTCTTCTATCTTATTCATCATAGTAGCAATTTGTTCGCATAGCGGATCTATGTCAATACTAGCAATATACTTAACGGGTATTTCACTTTGAAATATCATACTGGCTAGTACACCAACCCAGCCGCCATGTATTTCAATTCGACTAGACTTAGTTACAAACGGTTTTAAATTATCTATAAGCCACTCTTTGCTTTTCATTTGCCCACTCCAAAATGCATCGAGTGTGCGCATTGGATTGTTGCTTTGTCGGATGGCCTGCATCCAGAAGTGTAAATGTTCTGTATCTATTTGCATTTGGGTATTTTGCTATCTGCTGAACTAACACATCTAGGTGTTGTACACAGTTGCGGTTCCTTAAATAATTCAAAATTCTCTATAGTACCTAATGGTTGGTCAAAACAACTATATGCTCGTTTGACTTCATTACCTTTTATTATAACACTCTGATAACCACTATTACAAGTCCAATTGGTAAATTGATTAAACTCTAACGCATTAAAACGTTCTGCTTGATCTATGAAATAATTTTGACTTCCATCTGTCAATCTTATTTGGAAGCCTTCTTGTTGTTCATAATCATTCTGCATGATATCGATCATTTCAGGAGTGTAGCCTTCTACAATAGCAGTGGCAGTATCGTTACTTTGTGGTTTAAGAGTTACATTAATTCCACGCTTACGTAATCTTTCACAGCGTTCTAGTGTTTCAAAAAACTGCTCAGGCACCATAACTTGATTAACAGTCACATGGACACGTTCATATATTAACTGTAAACACTTGTCGCCGAACTCTTGCTCTTTGGCAAACTCTGCATGAAAACTAGCTGTGATACTACGCCGTTGTAATAGCTCTGTATTTCGACACCAAGTGTTCCACCATTTACTACCTGGACTTAGATTAGTAGTCATGTGGATACTTTGGTAAGTACTTTCCGTTTCATCTAGATGTTTTACTAGATCTGGTAGTTGTTTGTAAGCAGTAGGTTCACCGCCACTAAAGCTCCAATGGAATTCAGTAAAACCATTTAGACGAGCTTGACGTTTTATCTCATCTATAGTAGACTTGTATACATCTAAGGTTTGGTAATCCATTTTGTCACTGCGAGCATAGGGCCAACAGTAACTACATTTATAATTACAAAATCTCCCTAGGATCCAACTAACGTTAAATAATGGACGATCCAGCATTGTTTGCTGTCCAAAATGTATAATCTTTTCGAATGGTATGGTTGAAAATTGCATTGACAGTATTTAAGTGCGAATGTATAATTAGCTGGTAGACGTGAGTGGAACATGGTATACCTCCTCCTAGTAAGCTGACCCCCAGCTGAACGGAGGGAATTGGGCTAGCCCTTAGGGCGCCTTTGCAGGTTCGAATCCTGCCGTCTACACCAATTTAACAACAGACTAATTAAATGAAAAAAGTAGCATCAAGTCCAGAACGACATACCTTCCAAAAGGAGGGAGCGATCCGCCGAGCAGAGGAAGCAGGTGAAGAACCTAATCAAGACTACATCGACATGTGGGAGCAGATCAAGATTGACGATGCAAACAAGATTAACAACCCTGAGTGGCAAAAAAACAACATGGAGTACGATCTCCGTAGCAATAAAGAACTATGCGATAAAGTTAAAGCTAGCGATAGTTATGCCCAAAACTTATATGCGGCCATGTGTAATATGACTTGGCAATGTAGAGAGTTTTGGCAAGAAATGAAAGGCGAAGTATGGTCTTGTTCTTGGCGACACAGTGGCGGTATTGTTGCCGACATGCGAGAACAAGGTGACTACATTGATTGGTACTGTAGCGGTATTGGTAACGATGATGACGGTTACGGACTAGACTCTCGCCCAGCAAGTGAATATGTACCAGAAGGCACAGTAACTGAAGAAATTGAACTGGATCTAAATCGGTTAGGTTGGAGACCAGTTCCTTGGAAAAATGATGAATAACAGATTAAATAATAGTATGGAAAAATTAACATTTAAAGTAGACGATATTTTTGAAGATATTCCTGGAGATCCAGATAATGTTATCATGAAGATTCCGCCAGAGATTATTGAACACACTGGATGGAGAGAAGGTGATACACTTGACATAGAAATTGAGGATGGTGCTATTATTATTAAAAAGCTATGAGTAATAAAGATAACATACTAGAATTGACAGGTGTAGTTAATGAAGTATTGCCAGCTAACATGTTTAGAGTTAAAGTAGAAAACATGCCGAATTTACTATTATGTTATATGGGCGGCAAGTTAAAGCAACACAAGATTAGAATCATTCAAGGGGACTCGGTTAAAATTGAAGTCAGTGCTTATGACCTAAGTAAGGGCAGAATAACTTATAGACTATGAACTCAATAATGGAAACTGTTTGTGCTATCTGTAATAATGTAAGGACTAGCACAAAGCAAGGCCTAAATTTCCAACAGCTGATAAATCGAGTCAGGCGTGAGTTTAAATCGAGTTATATACAAATAAAGATATCTGCAAAGAGAGACAAAACTCTCAATGAAGATTGTATCTACGTAAATGGCTTTTATGATCCAGAAGACGATCAAGAAAATGAATGCCCAATCGAATTAATCATAACGCATAACTTTCCAAAAGATCTCCTATGGTATCCTATAAATTCTACCCTAGTATTGACACAGGTATTTGATACAGTTGTACATGAATTAAGGCACCAGCGACAGTACAGAAAAAGAAAATTCAAAGTTGGTCCAGAACGCGGTACTGGGCACAAAGAATATCTAGCAGACCCGGACGAGATTGATGCATACTCGATTAGTATTGCTACTGAACTTGTTCGTAGTTTGGGTAAAATTCGTGCGTTGCGCCATCTACATAACATCGGCATTATTAGCCGTTTTAAATTGAACAAACAATTTGTCAGCCCATGTTTGAGTATGTATGTAGGTGAGTTCCAAAATACTTCGGATCCGGTACTCAAAAGTTTAACCAAAAAGATCTATATACGTTTAAAAAAGATTGACACAGATGTAGTTTTCCTGTAAAATACAAAGTATATTAACTCATACACAGAGAGCGATATGTCCGTTAGAGAGTTTCCTACCCAACAAGTTTTAGAACTAGCCTGTGCGGCACAGCGAATCAATGGTGCTTATATTAAAGAGGATACGCCGGTATATTCGGATGATGGTGCGTTCATGTATCTCAAACATGCTAATAAGCTACAGATGCTCTGCACACTCGATCCAGCCTATTGGACTAGTGATCCTAAAGAAGCTCCCATGCCATTGCGAGTGTCGCCTGAGGACACGTTGCAAGCTGAAAGTATTAGATCGTACTACAAGCGATTGTTATTTTCTGCTATTGAAGGAGATAATGAATTCTTAACTACGATCAATTCGATTCTGTCTAGTAAAATGGTTAAGTCAAATCAACTCGGTTATGTAGCATGTTTGCCTAGTGTTTGTGCTAGAGATCAAATTCAAAATAATATTAAAAGGGCCGCAAGACAAGTTGATGAAGGATATCTCGCAGACATTGGTAGTACAGTCAACGACTTAGACGCAGAAATTATTTCATCAATTAAGTCAAAAAACTTTGAAGGATGGAATATAGATGCTATAATAAACAATAAAATGGTGTCTTGGATGAATAAAACAGATCTCAATCTAGGACCTGCTGTTATAGTCAAAGCCAAAGTTAAGGATCGCAACAAACACTGGAAGCATCAAAATGATGTTACTAGACTACACTATGTAAAGGTAGCACAATGAATGAAGAATGGGTTCCTGGTTATACAAAACAAGTTAAAAATATTTTAACTGACGAAACCATACGGAAAGTTCTTCAAGGATATCTGAGAACTTCTCTAAGATCTAATCTAACACATTGGGAAGAAAAGCTAGTAGGCACCAGTGGTCCAATTTTTTTATATGAACTTACACATGAGTTGATGCAAGAAATTAAAGATCAAGTGTGCAAGCATTTACCAGAAGATGCTGTGCCGTTACCTTGGAGTATTACGTATACAGTTGGCAGTAGATACAGTTACTTGTCATGGCACAGCGATGTGATCTATGACTATTCCTGCACTATATATCTTAATAAAGATTGGGATAAAGAATACCACGGATACTTAATGTACGAATCCCCGGACGGATTAAGAGCGGTATTGCCAGAATATAATAATGCATTTTTCTTTAAGCCGCCATTACAGCATAGTACAACTATGCAAACTATACAAGCACCGTTAAGACACTCTTTGCAAATCTTTGTTGGTAAAGGATTAAAATAATGTATTCATGGATTTTAATTGTTGCGATGTATAGTCCTGGTGGAGACTTCATAGGTAAAGATACTATAAAATTTGAGTCTAGAAAAGCGTGTGAAGCAGTAAGAATACAACTACCCACATTAGATCATCCATTAGGTGTAAAGCATAAAGGCTTATGTGTAACTCGAGATCATTGGGAAGGTAAGAAACAAATGCCCGGCGTGGCATACGACTAGGAAAATATATGAAACAAGAATATGACGAATATTTGTGTAAGGTATATCCAAAGATGATGGTGAACCGCAACAAGAACATGCAGGAAACTTGTATGTGTTGGGGATTCGAATGTGGTGACGGATGGTTCCAGATCCTCAATCAACTTATGGCCAATATTCAACACCATATCGATTGGAAGGAAAGACAGCGTGAAGTCGCTATCAAATTCCGCAAGATGGCTGAACAGCTCAAAGCCGGTGACTCTACATTATTCGATGAAGACATGAAAGATGTAATCAATCTGGAATTCAAAGAAAAACGTAAGCAAGAACTTATCGATGATCCATTGCGTGAAATACCCGACTCTATTCCGCAAGTAACTCTGGATCAAGTCAAAGAAAAGTTTGGCACACTACGTTTTTACTACTCAGGTGGAGATGACTACATCAGCGGATTAGTGTCAATGGCAGAATCAATGTCGGGTGTCACTTGTGAAGAATGTGGCAAGCCTGGAACACAGACTAGCGGTGGTTGGATTAAAACAGCGTGTGTAGAACATGGTGGTGAAGATTTTAATACTCCGGAAGACGAATACTTAGCAAAGGAAGCAGAATGATTACAATTAAAGAATGGATGGAATTGACAGACTACAAAATCACTGAAGGTAGTGATTATGGCTGGTCGTGCTATGGCCCATACAGCTATACACTAGATAGCTGGAATCGAGTTCATGGCCTAGGCGGATATAGTTTTACTATTACCTTTAGCACTAAGAGCCAAAAGGTCTATGAAGTACAAGTGCATGACTATACCAATGACCGTGCTTATCGAATGATTAATCCTAAGTTTGTTGAAAAGCATCGTAAAGAAGCAGAATCCCGTGGTGTGAATTTGAACGAAGCATGGGACAGTGTGGACTATGTGGATCTAGATGTGCTAGACGATTTTATCCAAAAAGCACTAGCTATCAAAGCAGGCGAGAGCTATGATACACGGGTACAAGTTCCGGTTGACTTTTCGGATGCAGAACTGTTACAATACATGAAGATGGCACACGAGCGTGACATGACCTTTAATGCATTTGTTGAAGAAGCATTGCGTAATGCCCTTGAAGCAGTTGAAGATGGGCGCCTTACCAAAGAAGATGCTCGAAAATTTGTATTAGAAAGTGAATCGGCTTGGCCATTTGCAAACAAAGAACTGCCGACATTTCCAGTAGATTATAAAGTGTTAGACGACGATTCGACAGAGGACTAAATGAAGATCAAATTAGTATCTGACCTCCATTTGGAGTTCAGTGATATCAATATTGTTAATGATCAGGACTACGATGTTTTGATCCTTGGTGGTGATATTTGTATCGCCCAGGATCTGCACGACCATCCAGAGCCTGTCAATACTGCGGACCAACAGGCTATCGCCAACGGCACTGGATTGGGTCGTAGACAGTTGACAGCACAGCGTTTCAGAGACTTCTTCAAGCGTTGCAGTTTTCAGTTTCCCCATGTGATCTACATCATGGGCAATCACGAATTCTACAATGGCAAGTTTTATGCTGGTATCGATTACATGCGTGAAGAATGTGCCAAGTACTCTAACATTCACATGCTGGAACAGGACACAGTTGTTATTCAAGATAGAGATCACGCAACCGGTGAAGTCTCTGATGTTGTGTTTGTGGGTGGAACACTTTGGACCAACATGAACCGTCGTGATCCACTGACCATGCATGCCATTGAAGGTATGATGAACGACTTTCGTATCATTCGTAACGACAAGCGAAACTATGCTCCTATGAGTGCATTAGATGTTGCCGTACGTCACGACAAGACTCTTGCTTATATTAAGATTGTTCTTGAACAAAATAAAGATAAGCGGTGTGTTGTAGTCGGACATCATAGTCCAAGTTTCCACAGTATGCATCCAATGTATGCCAGTGATACGTTAATGAATGGTGGATACCATAGTGACCTGAGTGAGTTCATTTTGGATCACCCACAGATTCGTCTGTGGACACATGGTCATACTCATCATCCGTTTGATTACATGATTGGTAGTACAAGAGTTGTATGTAACCCACGTGGTTATGAAAATGACGGTTACAGCGAAGACACTGGCTGGAACCCTAACATAGTATTGGAAGTATAATGTCTGTAACATTAGATCACGTTAGTCAATATAAAGATTTCAAACGTGTTTGTCGGATTAACGACTATCATGGAGAATGGATCTATGATAAAATTGATTCGAATATAATGTATTCTGATCATACCAGCTGGGTATACTTCATTACTGTAAATGGGTTCATTTATAAAATTGGTGCATC